CTGCGGGTGCGGCAACGCGCACGCGCTTGCCGTTTTTCATCGTGTAGAGGCCGCCCTGGCCGCTGTAGCTGTCGGCCGGCGCGGTGGGCGCCTTGGGCGCCTTGGGCTGAACCACGGCAGCGGCCACGGGGGCGGCGGCGGCTGCGGTTTCCTGCGCGGGCGTCTCTGCCGGCGCCTGGGGCGGGGAGGTTTTGGCATTGCGTGTGCTCACGGGTTGCTCCTGTCGTAGTAGCCAGAAAATCCAAATTCGTCGGACCACCAGAGGCGGCCGTCACCCTCGAACTGCACGAGTTCGCCGCCGACGAACAGGACGGGATCGCCCATCGACTCGTCGGCGACGAAGCCGATCAGGGCTTGCTTCACGCGGCGGCGCAGGGTCTGGAGATCCACCACGCCCACGGTGCTGCCCAAGTCCACGGCCTGCAGCACGCCGAACAGGCGGTGCTCGATTTGGTCCACGTCGCCCGTGTGGTCCAGGCCCGTCCCGCGCTCGGACAGCGGCACCAGGTAGACGGCAGGGGCTGCGCGGTTGGAGCGCATGGCGGCGTCGAGCGCGGGGGCGTCCTCGATCTCGCGCAACTGGAGGTCGGCGAGCTCGCTGCGCAGGCGCTGGAGGATGGGCTGCAGGTCCATGGCCGGTCAGCGGAATGCGCGCATCTGGTCGCGGCCGAACACGGGCGCGGCGCCGTGGAAGCGCACGTCGGTGGACACGGCATTGGCCGGGGCCTGCGGATCGGCGCCGCCTAGGCTCAGCTTGCCGGCCGCCACTTCGGCCAGGCGCTTGAGCGCGTCGCGGTAGTCGCGCGCCACGGGGTCCTTGGACTCATCCGTGATGCGCGAGCCGTTGAGCAGGTAGCGCGTGATGGCGCGCGCCCACACGGTCAGCATGCTCTTGCCCGCGCTGGTGGGCGCGAGGTCGAGGGGCAGCGTGTAGCCGCGCGTGGCGAGGTAGCCGTCGATCAGCGCGCCGGCCTCGGCCACCGCGTCCTGCACGCGGGCCAGCGCCGCGTCGGCCGCCGCGATCTGCTCGGGCGTCCAGGCGGCGCGGTCGGTGCCGCGCAGCGTGGCGTCCATGAGGGCGTCGTCGCGCACCATCTGGTGCGGCAGGCTGGCGGTCTGGGCGATTTCGCGGGCGCCAGGGCGCTCCGCGAGTTCGGCCGTGGTGATGTAAGGCATGGCTCGGGCGGCGTCAGGTCTTGGTTCCGGCCTCGTCGCCTTCGACCAGCTCGCCGACCTGGTCGGCGGGCACTTCGAGGAGCATCGTCACCAGCATGGGCTCGGTGGTGAGCTGCTTGAACTGCTCCTCGGTCAGCTCATCAAGGGGCACGGTGGTAGTGCCGGACCAGGCGCGGCCGGCGCGGCGGAAGCCATCGCGCTTGGCGATGACCTGGAGCACCTGGCGGGTGGCGCCATCGGGAGCAGCCTTGATGTTGCGATCCGCAGGAGCGGCTGCGCCCTTGGTGGAGGTGGTTTTCTGGGTTGCCATGTCTTTCAGTCCTTGGGTTGCGATCAGGCGGTCAGCCAGGGGCACACGACGACCTTGGACAGGCCGCGCATGACGTTGGTGGCGCCGCCGGCCAGGCGCTCGGCCTGCACGACTTCCAGCGCGGCCTGCTCCAGGTTGGGGGGCACCCAGAGTTCGGCCGAGCGGATGACCAGGGGCTTGCCGTTGTCGCCGCGCAGGCTTTGGTGCGAAGCGCGGGCATCGGCGTAGCTCTGCACGTCGAGCGCCTCCTTGGACGCATAGGCGAGCTGCCACAGGCCCAGGCCGGCGTTGCCCCGGCCATCGGCTCCCCAGACAAACTCGTTGCGATTGAAGACGTTCTCGTCGGTGAGATTGGTCTTCGCGGTGAAGGCGTAGTCGCGCCGCTTCTGGTACAGCACGGGCTTGATGACCTTGGTGGTGTCCAGCAGGAACCACGCCGTGCCGCTGCCGCCCTGGAAGTTGCGCACACTGGCCTGTGAGCCAGGGGTGCCTACCGGGTGGTCGGTGTCGAAGAAGTACTGCCCGTCGTAGCACGGCGTGGTGAAGCCCGCGTTGAGCAGGCTGAAGACCAGCTCGTCGGGATGCAGGGCGGCGTCCTGGCCGAGCTGCTGGATCACGGGCGTGTAGATGCCGTACTGGTCGTCCTCGATTTCCTCACGGCCCACGGCCACGGTGTTTTCGAATGTCTTGTTCTTGATGGCGTAGTCGTGCAGTGCCAGGTTCTGGATCTGGCGCTCGCCGATCCATACGCGGAAGCGCGTGATCTGGCCCAACCAGGCGTACTTGGTTTCGCTGGTGGTGCTGGGCACCAGGGTGGCGACCTGGCTCCACATGGGGGCCGCCTGCGCGAGCGCGCCACGGAATGCGCCGCTGAATGCCTGGTTGAGGATGGCGAGATTGCTGTGGTTGATTTGCATGGGTTGAAACTCCGTTGCAGTTGCGGGTCAGCGGAAATCGACCCAGACGCCATCGGCATCCACGTCGAACACCTTGCCGGCGCGGCTGCGGGTGTTGGCGCCGTTGGTCTTGGCGACGGTCTGGTCGTCCACGATGAAGCAGTCCTTGCCGAGGTCTGCCAGGGTGATCGCTTCGGCCGCCGCGCTGTTGGCGAAGCGTGCGGGGCGCTTGTCCAGGCGCACGCGCAGCGCGCCGGCCGCGCCGAGGGTGTTGTCGGCCGGGGCCAGGGCGGCGCCCGCGCCGACCAGCGTGGCGGAGGTGGCGCCGGGCACGGCCAGGCCGGCCGCGTTGATGGCGACCAGGGCGCCCGTGAAGATGCGGGCGCCGCCCGCTACGGGCGGCTCGATCAGTACGCCGTCGCGGCGCAGCGTGTTGCGGTCTTGGGTGAGTGCTGCCATGGCTGTGGCTCCTTGGGTTGCGGGGTCAGGCGGCGGCCGAGGTGGCGATGGCGGCGGCGCCGGCCTTGTATTGCTCGGGCGTCAGGCCCATGGCAGTGCACACGGCCAGCTCGGCGGCCGAGAGCTGCGCGTCGCCCTTGGCGGTGCCGCTGGGGGGCAGGCCCTGCGTTTGCGTGCCGGTCAGCGCGGCGATGGGCTGGGCCGCTGCCAGGTAGGAGGTGAGCGCGGCCACGTTGGTCTTGCCCAGGTTGCGTGCCCAGTCCTCCATGGCGGGCAGCAGGCGGCCGTCGGCCAGCGCGGGCTTGACCAGGGCGTCCACGTCGGCCGCCATCTGGCGTGCGGTCAGCGCCGCAATCTGGCTCTGCAGCTGCGTGACGGTTTCCACAGGCACGAACCTGGCGGGGTCGGCCTGGCCCGTGCGCAGGCTGGTGCAGGCCGCGGTGATGACCTCGGCCGAGGCGTCGGCGGGAAGCTGCAGGGCGGTGCAGGCGGCCGTGGCCACGCTGGCGCGGGCCTGCAGGGGCTGCAGCGGGCCGAGGGCCGTCAACGCGGCGGTGGCGGCCTCTTCGGTGGTGGTCTCGGGCATGCCGAGGGCGGCCAGCAAGGCCTTGAGCAGAGGATTCACGGGGTGCTCCTGGGGTTGGTCGAGGGACGGGAGGAAAGCCGCCGTGGCGGCGGCCATGAGGGAAAGCGGCTGCATGCGCTCGATGCCGGGGTCGTTGGTGAGCGCGCCCATGAGGATTTCGAGGACGGTTCCGTCTGCCGGCGAATAGGCGAAGACGGGGGAGAAGTAGAGGTACTCCTTGGCGTCGATGGCAGCGGCGGCGCGGGCCGTCATCTCGACCGTGCCGAACAGCCCCTCGCCTTCGACCCATTCCAGGGACTTCGGCCACCCAGCAGCGGGCGCGGGCTGGCCGTTCTTTTCCTTGTGCAGAGACTGGTGCTCGTAGTCAACGACGAGCGGTTTGCGCGCCATGCGGGCGTTGAAGCGCTCGATCACGCGCGCGGCACTGGCCGCGTCGATGCGCCATGCCGGCACGTCCGCGGGGCGCACGTCGCCGGAGCGGAACTCGCCGGCCGGGAAGTACTGCACCCGGCGCATGAGGCCGGCGCCCGCGCCCGCCGCCTGCACGGCAAAGGTGCAGGCGGCGACGGCTACAGCGCTCCGGGGGGTGTTGGGGGAAGGCATGCCGTCATGGTCGGCATGCGGGCTCTCAAAGTATTGGGAACCAGGACACGATT